GTACTGCATGGACAAGTACCACAGGAACAACATGGTCGCATACATCTACAGGTATTGCAACAATCAAGGGTTCTGCGATCCAGATGAACCCATAGGAGACAACGATGCCGGGTATATGTAGAGATGCAGACGATGCCGCTGGGGGAGCATTGATTAAATCCCAATCAACCGTGTTTGCAAATGGTAAGAATGTAATTGTACATGGTGATTCTGTCACAGGACATGGCGACTCGCCCCATGATGCACCAACTATGATTGCTGGTTCTGATAGTGTTTTTATTGGTGGCATTGCGGTATGTAATGCTGGTGACCTTGCAACGTGTGGTCATGCTGCAAGTGGTTCCAGCACAGTTTCGGTAGGAGATTAGAATGGTAGATTTCGCAAACGGAAATATGTGTGGTGCTAGTCCAGAACTAAATGATGTTTTGAGTAAACTTGACGAAGCAAAGGCAGATATAAAATCAAAACTTGATGCAGTTGCGTCTACTGCTGCAGCTGCGTTCGAATCTTCGAAAAATGAACTTGCTGGATTGAAGGATAAACTTCAGACTATTGAGATACCAACTTTACCAAAGTTAAATTTGCAAGCAGAAATTGCGAGTCTTACTTCGCAAGCGCCCGGCAGCGTATCCTTTGCTTCTGCACTATCAAAAATTAAAACAGAATTTGGAGATGATATAAAGGCCGCCGGTTTGGATGTGGAAACCCTTGTCAATAGTGCGGTTAAGGAAGTATCAGCTGGCGGCAATATTTGTTCTATTGTTCCTAATCTTGAAAAGACCGCCGGAGATACTGCTGCGGCATTAGAGAAACCAGCAGCAGTAAAACAAGCGGCCGCAAAAGCAGTTACAGAAATTGCATCTGTCATAGAACAAAATAAAGATATAAAAGTGAAAACTGATGCAATCGCCGTCAAAATGACACAGTTCAAAACTACATCTTCTCCTCCTACAACTGATACACCGGCATTTAAATTTGTACCTAGTTCTAGTATTAAAAACTTTTCGGTTGCACCTGGCGCCGTGCCCGCAAAAGCGGCAATTGCACCAACAAGTGCTAGTCAAAGGAAGAATTATGTACCGAAAGATAAAGGCGACGGGTTTGCTTATAAAAAATCTATCAACACCGAGACTTTTGCGGTTGATGATATTCCACGGCGTAACGGAAAATTTCATCCAAAACTTGAAGTTCAGTCAGACGGTTATTATGTGGCCGCGCTTGAATATAAACCATCCAGAATATCGAGAATCTTCATATATCCTGGCGAAAGCTTCACTAGGGAATTAATTGGCGAGTCTCAGCGTAAAGCTTTAGGGTTTGAAGAACCAAGCACCATAGCAAATAAACAATTCTTTTATTCAAATCTAATAGGCCGTCATGTGGCCGCACTTTATGTAGATAAAGGTTCCAAAATACATTCACCAAGAACTAATATTTCTGTAATGGGTAATAATTTAAGATTTTTTTCGCCAATTACATTATCAACTCATCCCGGCAATATAGACTCTGGTGGTTATGCCGGTGAGCCTGACGATAGACAACATCTGTTTGCAAGGAGTGGTTATGAACCTTTGTTGAACGGCGCCTACAACTCGTCGGCGCGCCACGGCAGCGACACACATGAGAACCGAATTCGCAAAGGGTTTTCTGTGCTAATTAGATACGAATTTCTAGAAAAATACGATCCTGATTATTAAGCGACATAAATACATTATATATGTAAAGGAGTTATATTATGGGAAAGAAATCAAGAACATCACAGACATCTAAGGGCGAACGCATTAATGTTCGTAAGGATATTCTTAAAGAACTTCGTAGAGAGTATAAATTTGTTGATAAGACTATCAATCAGATTAATGCATTTAAGAAGGGTAAGAATGTCATGGTGACTATTCCTAACCCAAATACGAATGAGACAAACAAACGATTCATTCGTATCAATGCAAAGGACATTTGGAAGTTTAATAATCCTTATATCATGAAACAAAATACAGCAGAGAGTGTATAAATAATAACAAAAAGGAATACTCATGGCCGCTCAGGACGCATATAGTGATGGTACACACAAAGGAAGCAATCGAGCAGCTCAGGTATATTCTGATATTGATTTATTCTTTGGTCCTAAAGTGGGATCAAAGGATATTTCTAAACTTATTGACTTTACAGCGGTCAAGAGGTCTGTAAGAAATCTTGTACTAACAAACTTCTACGAAAAACCTTTTCATCCTGAGATTGGTTCTGGTGTCAGAGATGTTTTATTTGAGCCTATGACTCCAATCACTGCATATATTCTGACCATGAAGATCGAAGAGGTGATTGAAAACTTTGAACCAAGGGCTAGACTCGTTGGAGTTAGAGCCACACCTAATCTTGATAACAATGCATATAATGTATCCATTGAGTTTTATGTTATTAATGCACCCACAGAGCTTGTTAATATGGAAGTTCTATTAGAGAGATTACGATAATGTCAGCAACTAGAAAAAGACTCACTGTAACAGAATTTGACTTTGATGAGGTTAAAGATAATCTAAAAATCTTTATGCGAAATCAAACAGAGTTCAAGGACTATGACTTTGAGGGTTCTGGACTTAGCGCACTTCTAGATGTACTCGCATACAATACGCATTACCTTGGTTTCAATGCGAACATGCTTGCAAACGAGATGTTCCTTGACTCTTCGCAGTTGAGGTCGAGTGTCGTTTCTCATGCGAAGACTTTGGGATACACCACTCGTTCTTCAACAGCATCTAACGCGGTTGTTGACATTTTTCTGAATACGACTAATACTAGTGCAACTATGCCAGCTGGAACTGTCTTCTCAAGTTCTGTGGGAGATAATTCTTATCAGTTTGTGACTATAGCAGATGCTACTGCATTCCTTCAAGGCTCTAGTATTTTATTTAATGATGTGTCAATATATGAAGGCAGTTTTATTTCAACTAGATATACAGCCGACACTCAGAATGTTGAACAGAGGTTTCTTATCAATGATAACAGAGCAGATACGGATACTCTCACAATTAAGATACAGAACTCGGCATCAGATACTATAACTGCTACATATACTTTAGCAACAGATATTGCTGGATTGACTCCTACTTCTAATGTTTACTTTTTACAAGAAGTAGAGGATGGAAAATATGAAGTATATTTTGGTGATGGTATTTTGGGTAGTGCATTAGAAGACGGTAACATTGTTATAATGAATTATGTTGTTACCAACAAAGGTGATGCAAATGGTGCAAGCGTATTTGTTAGTTCATCTGCAATCGATACTGTCAATAGTGTTAATGTTCGAACGGTGTCTAATGCTGCTGGTGGTGCAGAACCAGAGTCTATTGAGTCTATCAAATATAACGCTCCCCTAGACTATGCGTCTCAGGGCCGATGCGTTACAACAGAAGATTATAAGACATACGTTAAACAGCTCTTTGCAAACACTCAAGCAGTTTCTGTTTGGGGCGGAGAAAATGGTTCCTACAATGATGTTACTGGAGTTTCTGAAGTTGCAGAGTATGGTAAGGTATTCATTAGTGTTAAGTCAACAACTGGATTAACTCTAAATGAGATTCAGAAAGCACAGTTGGTTACAGACTTATCTCCATATACTGTTGCGTCAATTACTCCTGTAATCGTAGACCCAGCATTTTTATATCTTATTCCTACTATTAACTTTAGGTATGATAGCAACTCAACAATATCTACCAAAGAAGAACTAGAAAGTTATGTGGCCACCACTGTCGCAGATTATAACAATAGTTATTTAAAAGTATTCAATTCTATTTTCAGGCATTCTCAATTTACTGGTTTAATTGACAGTGCCGATAATGCGATATTGAGTAATACTAGTAAACTGGCGTTAGCTTTGTTTCATAAGGCAAACACACTAGGATCATATTCGTTTACTTTAAATTTTGGAAATCGTTTATACAATCCTCACTCTGGTCATAATTCTACATCAGGTGGTATCCTTGCATCAACGGGTTTCTATGTACAAGACAACACAAATGAGATGTTCCTTGATGATGATGGTTCGGGGAACCTTCGCATCTACTATTTGAGTTCTGGTGTACGAACATATTTTTCCTCAACTGCTGGGACTATAGATTACGCAACTGGATTAATTTCAGCCAACCCAGTTTATATAACATCTGTATCTAATGTTGATAACGCCGCATCAACATCAATAAGAATTACTGCAACTCCAGATTCTAATGACATTTTGGGCAAGAGAAACCAACTGCTAGAAATTGACACCACTAATATAACCATCTCAGGAACGCAAGATACGATTGCAGTTGGTAGCAGTGGGGGTTCTACTAGTTATGTAACAAGTACTAGTTATGTAACACCGTCGAGTTATTAATTATGAAATCATTTGATTTGAATTGGACCCCAGCTCTAGAAAATAAACTTAGCACTCAGATCGATGGCCAACTTCCCGACTTTATTGCCGAGGATCACCCGCAGTTTGCTAAGTTTCTAAAAAATTATTATCAGTTTCTTGAGTCAGGTGAACTTCAATTAAAAGTTAATATTGATAATATTATTCTAGAGTTAGAAACTGATACTAACCTTCTCAGTGAAGATGGAACACTCGTTGTTACAGAAGTTGGTTCTGGTTCAACGGGCAAGTTTATTGAGGGGGAGACAATTACAGGCGGTACATCCTATGCAACTGCGACTGTACTTGTTGATGACCTTAGCGCTGCAACACCAAGAATGTTCATATCCTCACAGCAACTATTTGAGACAGGAGAAACTATAACAGGTGGAACCTCTGGCGCATCTGGTGTTGTCACTAGATACCGAGCAAACCCTGTTCAGAACATTCAACAGATGTTGGCCTATGCTGACATTGATAATACTATCTATGACTTCATAGAAGAGTTTCGTAAATCTTTTATGAGTGGGATTCCAAGCCAGTTAGCAAACGGAATTAATAAAAGAAATCTCGAAAAACATATTCGTGAGTTGTATCGAAGGAAGGGAACTAAAGAGGGTGCCAAACTCTTTATGAGAATCCTTCTGGACGAAACAGCAGAAGTTTTCTATCCTAATCAATATATGTTGAAAACATCAGCAGCTGATTGGGATAAACCTATTGTTATTCGTTGTTCTGCTTCTGGTAATGTT